AGTTGATATAACTGCTCACTGATAAGGGGGGTATGGATATCATTCTTGTCGGTGAATTTATATAATTTCGAAATAACATCAGTGAACGCCGAAGCAGAATTCTTCTGATGGTTTGAAACAACAATACGCCCTGCTAAAATATTATAATCTGGATGTGTGGATGAAAGCGATGCGCATTGTTCGGCACTCAGTTCGTCAATTTGTGTGGTAGAAATACCGTCAAATAATTGGTCTATAACCTTCATCGTGAGAGAAGTATAATTCATAGTGAGACCGGCTTCATTTCCAAGAACCTTGATACGACGTAGAATTTTATCGAATTCCACTACTTTACGCTCACCATTTCTTTTCGTAACGAACATTTCTCTCTCTAAATCATTAGTGGAAGACATAACCGACTCTTGTGTAAATATATACAGAAAAAAACTTCTATATCATTTTCTAAATATTGAATATGAAAATTTTATAACTTTACAACGGATAAATTATTGGATGGTGTAATATTATGTATGGTTCTCACGTCATCGTTTTCCATTGATACGAAAACACATTGTCCCAGTGTTTTTTTCTTGGTTGCTCTGTGTTCATATCCCGTATCTCGCTCTTTCTCTATGGTATTCCATACATCTTTGATCTTTGGTAGAGCGGCTTCAAACCATTTAACGTTACGTTTAATGAGCACACAAGAATACTCGTCCAAATACCAATAACGTGTATTAAATAATATGAACTTATCGGATTTTAATCCCTTCTCATATTCAATCCATTTTTGTACAATATCCTTATCAATGGTCAAGTCCATTTTACTATATACATACGTTGGCGGTGAGTTCGTGTTATCGTTGGTAACAAAACATAGAATTATACCACGTTGTTTTGTAACATCTGTATAAAATTTGTCAATTTCATCATATTCCTTAAATCTCGTCTCTATAAAATCGCATTCGTTCAAGTCACACGTTTCCATTTGTATTTGTGTTTGTATCCAATATTCTTCCTTTGGTATACCGGTGATATCTCGGTTAACAACATTTTTTATCTCGATCATTCTCCCGTATAAATTACTATTTGGGTTGGTATTGATACCATCAGGTGACGCACCAATGAAGTTATATTTTTCGTGTTGAATACATCCAAAATCACTGATAGTTGTATCATTCAGATATTCGTATAATAATACAGATACGGTTTCATATAATACACCCCATTGAAGCGATGAGTTAGAATGTAAGTTATAATTATTATATATGATTTCTTTTTCTATAAACGGTTTGCATTTTTCGTATATAAGACTATTGACTTGGGATTGAGAGCCGAAAACCTTATAAATATTACTAGCTGTCATCAACCCGTGTCTGTATTTATACCATTCCGGTGTCTTTTGTTCTGGTTGTGGTAATTGTCGGAGATGTTTGATTTGTTTATCAATAAATAGTGGGTCCATTGATGACGGGACATTTGTAACATGGTGTGAACGATGCGTAAAATTATAAATGTTATGATTGAAATACAATTCAATTGTGATTACAATCAAACGATTTATTTTATAATAATCCTTTGTATTTTTTATAACACCGCCATCAATGAGGTCGTTTGTTATGAAATCCACAATGTCCTGTTCAATAATATCATGAAAATCATTTTTGGAATAAAGTAATACATTTTCATTAATGTATTCGTATAAAAGTGAATGAACTGTCTCTTCTATTTCTGTTATATCATTATAGGATAATTCGAAACTACTTTTACTTATAGAACAATCACTACAGGATGTATCCGTTTCGCTTTCTGTAGTAGTCATTAATATATTTAAATATAAGGTGTGTTTAATATATTTAAATAAGAGAGTATTAATTTTCAATTTTACCAATGACTACTTTGTTTTTATTAGAGACTCGTTTCGGTGTCATAGATTTAAGCGTAGATACACGTTTTTCAATATTACGTAATGTAAAAGAGCGGTTAACTGTATTGAAAAATAATGATGGTATATTAATTATGCTTCTATTATCTTTATTATATTGAACATCTTTCGTTTTTTTAAGTTTATTCTTCTGTATCGCATCATTGAAAAACGACTTGAGTGTTGCTAATTCTTTATTAGTTAAATTATTATCCAAACCGTATTTATCGGCATATATATGTAAAACTTGCTTTTTTGAAATATTATCTAGTTTATTCCAAGAGTCGTTATTATTATGTAATTTTTCATTTTCAAGTAGTTCGTCTATATTCGAAGGGTTCATATCATTGTATTGGTTATTTGATGATTTATCGTTATACATGGAATAATAATTCCCTCCACTTTGAACAATATTGGTCGGAATAGTCTGTTTTTCTTCATTTGATTTATTAGTAATAGTGTCGTTATTTTCTATAATTGAAAACATAATTTAATAGGTAAATCTTTATATATATATAAGGATAATAAGTGTTTATCTTCTTTTATATATAATGTATAAACAGTTTTTATACCCTTGAATATTTTAGAGTAATAATTGGTGTAAACTATACGTTTATTATATTTACTATTGTAAATGAATATAGAAGATATTAGTAATAATGTTACACCATTGCACATTGAAAACGCACAATCCGCTTTAAACTGCGCGGAACATTCTACCTCCGTAAAAACAGCACATAAAATGGACGTTTTTACTGTGCAAGGATGTAAAAATATAATAATAATACCAACCGATAATAATAAAAAAGAAATTAAAACTAAGAAGGATAAAAAAGACCGTGTTGTAACAAGAGATAAGAAATGGACAATATGTGATACTGATTATAATTCAGAATTACAATTAAATATTATGAAAGAAGCCGATACATCAAATAATGTATATAATTTGATATGCTGTGAGATAATGCGAAAGATATCAGGATATAAAAGTCAGGATCAAAAGAAAAACAAATATTCAGAAAACGATTTTATTGATATAGATTTTATAAAAGCAATATTAATAGAAAAGGAATTGAAGTGTTATTATTGTTGCCAGTGTGTACACGTATTATACAAACAAGTAAGAGAACCCAAACAATGGTCCGTTGAGAGAATGGATAATAAATACGGACACAATAAGAATAATATAACAATTGCGTGTTTAGAATGTAATTTGAAACGTAAGACAATATATCACGAAAGATTTCGTTTCACGAAGCAATTAAAAATAACAAAAACAGATTAATAATTATTATTTAACTGAATAATATTAAAGAAAAGTCGTTATAAGATAATATAATGAACATGAGCATCGTTGAGAATATTGAAGATAGCTATACTAAATCCCCACTTGAATCGGTAGCCGGCACAGATAGAAGACGAATAATTCTTGCGTTACCTGGCGATAATTACTCTTCGGCATTTTTAATGTCTTTATTAGCGAGTATGAATATATTACTGGATAATAGTAAATATCAATTGATTATTTCGCCAGGAGTAAGTAGTTATGTTACATTCGCGCGTATGCAGACACTCGGTCTTAATGTATTACGTGGTGCGGATCAGAAAGTATTCAACGGGGAGGTTTTCGATTATTGGATTACGATTGATAGCGATCAGATTTTTTCTCCTGCGCATATTATTGATCTTATCGAATCATTAGAAACGCATCCGGTCGTTGCTGGGTGTTATAGGATGTCTAATCTCACACACTATCCGGTCGTAGAGAAATGGGATACAGACTATTTTAAGAAGAATGGTTGTTTTGAGTTTATGAGCGTTGATAAGTTAGACGCCTGGAAAAAAGAGAACGAGGGTGAGAATTTCAAGAAGGTATCGTATGCTGGTATGGGATTCTTTGGAATGCGTAAGGAGGTTCTCGATGCGATGAAATATCCTTATTTCGATAGTGAGAAAACCACAATTGAGGGTGAGAATGGTGTAGTATTAAACGATATTATGAGTGAAGACGTTGCTTTTTGTAAGAATATACAAAAGGCCGGTTATGATATTATGCTGAAAACAACATTACGCGTGGGCCATGAAAAACGTATCATTCTCTAATTACAACTCTTAGATATTATATTATTTTTGTATATAATATCCAAATTCAATACCTACCATAATAATGGTTCTGGAAAAAAATCGCATAATAAATCGTGAAAATAGTGTTTAATCTCGTCGGTTACTACAAAATCTTTATCCGCCTTTGAATATAAGTCGAATGTATTGAAATAGTTCACGTCCTGTAATAATTCGTCGTCTCCGGGTTTCATAAATTCGCGGTAAGAACCACCGGTATGCCAGGGATAAAACGAATGAAAACGAATAACATCTTGATACTTTTCAGGAAAGGTATGATTATTATTGCGTTGTAAAACAGTGTATAGATATTCATCGTGTCCTACGGTTATACTGAGATTTCCAATACCACAATTTGGTTCGTATATACCGTGTTTTGATGAAAAATCGGGGTTGTTTGTGTCTGGGTTCTCTAACATTGTTTTATAATATATAATTGTTTCGGGAAATGCACAACCGACGACGTATGTATCTCCCACCACAGCCCAGGACGGTTCGTTGAAATTAAATAATATTTTACCTAAATCGTGTATTAATCCGCATATTTGTAGTGCTTTATTCTCTGGTTCTCTCCTTCTAATATTTTCTGCTGTTTGATAAGCGTGAAATGAATTTGGTTCATCTATATCGGGGTCACTGGGATCTATAAAATTATCCATTTGCTCGAGAACCTGATACATGTGTAATCTAGTATTATACGAAGATTTATACTGTTCTAATTTTTCCTTTACAAATTTGAATGTTTGTTTTTTATGCATCTCTTCGTAAAAATAGAACTGTGTAGTATTTTCGTGATAGATTCTCAAATCATTCATATACCTATGAATGATAAAAAATCACACAATAAATTTATATATTCTCTATATCTCCATTTATAGTGAATCTATCACAATTTTTATGGTATTCAGTCACTAATTTGAGTATAAATTCTAAATAATTTTCATTATTGTATACAATTTCGTTTAATTGAATGTATTCGTGCCATTTATTATCAAGAGTTGATACATCTTCCAATCCACTTTTTATCAATCGTCCAGTTATAAATTTTATATCATTTTCAGTAGTGTTCCAAATGTTAAATCTTGTATACGCAATATAATCTTCATATATTGTAGTTTTTCTCCTATGAAATAATCGCGAGAACATAAATTAATTACTATAATAATTATATATATATAAATCTATTTATATATTTATACCAATGTGTGACACAACAACAACTGATATACATAAAAAAATATACGATCAATTAAATGGATATTATATAAACAATCAAATCCCGAATATTGTATTTCACGGTGCAAGTGGCACAGGTAAAAAGCAAATAGTAACCAACTTCGTAGATAAAATATACAACAACGATAGAAGTATGATTAAAAATAATGTGATGTTTGTGAATTGTTCACACGGAAAAGGAATTAAATTTATCAGAGAAGATCTGAAATTTTTCGCAAAGGCGAACTTGGAAACAAATATAAATATAAATTTTAAAACAATCATCTTATTGAATGCGGATTATCTTACAAATGATGCGCAATCGGCACTCAGACGTTGTATTGAATTATTTTCTTATACAACCCGTTTTTTTATGATAGTGGAGAACAAACAAATGCTATTGAACCCGATTTTATCCCGTTTTTGTGAAATATATGTTCCTGAATATTATAATAATAATCAATATATAAACCTACATCAATTAACCTTGGATAAAATAGCAAGCAACGACACGTTAACTAAACAAAAAGAGTCATTTATTTATGAGACCATTGAGCAATTAAAACAAGATAAAGCAAATAATAGTTTAACAAACATAGAAATTTTGAGGTTTTGTGAAAATATTTATGAGAATGGTTATTCTAGTCTAGACATAATAAACTCAATCAAAAACGATAATTCTATAACACATTTAAAACGGACATTGATTGAAGTATACTACTCCAAAATAAAATCCGAATTTAGATCAGAAAAACTATTATTGTTTAGCATATTACATTATATATTCAATCGTGACACCGAAGATATCCGTAAAATAAAATTTATTTAGACTGAAGAATTCAATATGGGTTTTACGTTTATATAAGAATAAAATTATACATCGTTTTAATATAATGGACGATTTTGAAGTATCAAATTTAAATGAATCAAGAAATGAATGGTGTGGTAGATTGGTTTCTATATTTACACCACTCGTGATAGAAGGAGTTCAATCTATTTTTAATGAATCGTGGAAAGTATGTTTAGAAACAGAGGAACCGGGCAAATATTTAATGTCGTTTCAAAATATGCTATCTGCTATACCAAAATGGAATACCGTGACGATTGAAGAAGAACGTAAACGAATCATCAATAGAAGTGGCTGTGGTTATTTAGAAGATTTAATCACGTGTGTCCATATCATACAAATGAAAATTCTTACTTGTATTCGCGTTGGTAATAAACAAAAAAAAATAGACGTATCCATTCCAAATATAGATACATTCTTACATAAATTATATATTCATGTCGCTCGTGCGTGTTATAAAAATGTTTATCTATTTGAGCGTAATATATCAGCATTAACAATTCAGAGAAACAATCGTGAATTAGAATGTATCGTTCAAGAATGTATTATGAAGACTATACGCGAAAGTATTCCAACGGAAGAAATTATCAAGGCATATATGGACGAAGGTGTTGAACAAGAAGAGGAGGTCATTATTGAAGACGTAAAAGAAGAAGAAAAAGAAGAAAAAGAAGAAAAAGAAGAAACGAAGGATGCTATAATAATGGAAGACGAGACACCTCCACCACAAGTTCCTACTATACAAAATAAGAACGAAGACCCAATTGTTACGAAATTAACGTTTAACGACTATGATAGTATCTTGGACATAGACACTGGAAATATAAGCGATGTCAATGCTCCAAAAACTATTGAGAGATTGGAGGAAATCAGTTCCGAACGTGCTATCCAGAGAAGATTGGAAGAAGAAGAAGACGACATAAACGATAAAATAAAAATATACAGCGACAATATAGATTTAGGCGAAATGGATATTATGAATATAGGTAAATCACAGTCAAGGTCGGGCGAAATGGTAGATTTGGACGATGTTGTGGAAATACTGGCATAATAAAAATATGCGTTAATATAACTTATAAATTATTACAAGTTATATTATAATGGAGAAACCCTTACTTTTGACGGTTGTAACAGGTATATTATATTTCGTCATAAAAATAGCAGAATCTAAATACATTCATAAAAAGCAAGAACCTATGAAAAATACTGTTCGCGATACACTTATTGTTACCGCTTGTGTATTCGTAGTGTTATTTATATTCTTCCATATGTCAGGACCACTTGCTGAACTACTAGGAGGTGGTGAATATGTGGGTTCTCCAGGTGCGCAAGCTTTTGTTGATGAACCTGGTTTTTAAACCGCAAATTATTTCCATTTGAAATTTCCGCTGGTTTAGATAATATACACCTTTGGACATTTAAGTTCGCACAAAAATACGAATTAAATATTTCAAAGTTTAGGTTTTTCATACCTTATGTATATTTTGTTTATAGCAATTCGGTAAAACTGCTTGATTACTTTTGATTTCGTGTTTGGTTGCCCAACTTTGTCGGGCAACTGAAACACCTAACGATTGCGACTTTATGTCGCAATTCGTTTCTCTACATAGATAACTTGGTCTTTCTAAGTTATGTATTGCTTTGTATGCTATCTTGTAGATGTTTGATGAACCATTGCGGTCTCTATTCCACTCACCACAACCGCTCTTACAGCGTAGTAGTCCGTGAACCAACCGCATTTCATCGTATTTTCTTTCTTTCTTTGGATTTTCCTTATTTTTCTTTGGTTTTGGTCTTGGATTTTTTCTTACCATATACTTCTCACATACTCCTCCATCGCAATTGGAGCATTTACAAGATGTCCTAAATTCATCAACCAAATACACCTTATATTTATTCTTACGAAGCAAACTTCGCATTCCTATTCCTAATGTCGGTTCTTTGTATTTCATTTGTTGGCGTTGTTCCCAATCACCTATACAAATAACAACCTCATCTGGATTACCATACATCTTCCTAAAATTGCTTATCATTTGTTGTTCATTGCGTTTGATATTGATATGTCTACCAAACTTTAATTTACGAAACAAATGCTTCGCATAAAATCCAAACAACAAATTATTTATTCGATTTTTCTCATTTATATATGCCTTGAACTTATCTATTTGAAGTGTTTTTCTATTGAAATTGGATAACTCGGTTTCATATTCAATCACACTTTTATTCGTTCCTTCACATTGTATTTTATTGGTTTTCATAGCGAGAATAATATTATTGTATTTTTTCATTTTGGTTTCCTTTCTTCGTTGGTTTTGTGAATAACGAAATATATTTGCATCTTTAGAAGAATTATCCACGCAATAAATTAAATCTTCTTTTCCAGGGTCAATTCCAACAATCTTTTTATCTTGTAAACCAGAATAATCATTCAATTCATCAATATATAATTCACGAGATAGACACTTCTTAGCACTTGGTAATCTTTTTCCTACTAAGTCATCTCGTATAAATAATATGGAAACACCCACACCATCGGTAGAAATCATATGATGAAATGAAAACCCCGTCTTACGAAACACCTTCTTTTCTGTGCGAAAAAAGAAATTCCATATTTTATCTTCATGCTTCTTAGTGTTGCCTTGATTGCTGTAATCAGTTTTCTTTCCTTGTTCTTTTCGTAAAAGCATATTTACCAATGTAATCGTATCTAACCGAATATAACCAGGAGCAATACTGCTTCGCAAAGGAAATACATTACTGATGGTTTCCAAATCATTTTCCACTTGTTTCATCATCGCAATCATACAAGGAAAATAATCCATTGGTTTACATTTCAAATCATAATAGATACTTTGTTTTTGGAACTTATCTTTGTTGGGAATAATATGTTTCTTTTGTTGGGTAATCCATTTATGATAATGTGGTTGTGCTGTATAAGCAACACTATTATCAACATTTAGCAAATCATTCTTTATTTTTCGCAGTTCCTTTTCCAAATGTCGAATCCGTGCTTCTCTTTCTTTTTTGGTAGGAAATATTTTTCGTATCTTCTCAACCATCATCTTCTTCCTCCAAACAACATTTACAAAACGTTCCACATAATCTACATAATGTAATTGGATGTTATTTTCATACATAGTCATAATGTCTTCACATAAATAGGAAAGCACATTACTCATATATTCATAATCCAATTGCTCTGGTTGCGTATATGGTTTGTAATGTTCTGTATAGAATATAGTAAGTTTGTCTTTGAGTTCAATCGTTTCTTTCTTGGGTGGTTTTCCAGTGTTGGTATGCTTTTCCCCACAAACAACTTTCATTACATTCAAAATCAATACCTTATCAATATCAGGCAATATGTGATTACTTGTTTCGTAATGATGAAGCATATACAATTTTAGGAATTGTAAAGTATGAATAACGATTTTATGTGCCTTGATAACAACATCATTAATTTTTGTTGTGTTGAGTTCATGGTGTTTCAGTATGCTTTTCAGCGAGGTTTTGGTGGATTTGAAAAACTCGGGTGGTTTTTCTTTTGGGTTTTCCATCCTATATACTTACTAAACATTTTATTTTAAGTAATTTCGTTAATAAACAATATTCCTAAATGTTTTCATTATCCGTTTTTTCTTCCATTTCTTTTTTGAGGTTTTCTTTTCTTTTCAAATATTCACGTCTGTTATATTCTTTCTTTTGTTCTGGTGTAGGTTTATAATCACTTTTATAATTTGTTTTTTGTTGATATTCTTTTGCTCGTTGTTTTTCCTTCTCTTTATTCTTTTCGTAATACACTTTTCTACTTGCTGGCGCGGTGTATTTTTTGAGATGTTCTTTTGTTGCTTGTAATTCATATTCTAATTTAGCATTCTTTTCTGCTAATTCCTTTATTATTTCATCTTTATCCATTACGATACTATATATAATAAAAAATATTTATATATTTTTCATTATATTTATTGTAACATTTTTGTGCGAACTTAAATGTCCAAAGGTGTATATTATCAAACGGTTAATCTGCATATGATGGCATCGCGTCAATATCTATTACATCTACGTTGTCATCTGGTGTGTCTATTTTATATTTACTAAAAAACGGATATTCTAATTGATTTGCTGGTGTATGCTCATGAACCGTCCGGGCTATCATTTTATAAAGTCGGAATTCAGGGAAACGCTCATCACCATTTTTCTTATATAATATATTTTTCGAGTCATCATCTAGACACCATCTATATATAGTTTGTTGTAAAGGAGTCATTTTATTTACAGGTTCATCGTTTATTATAAAATCATAAATGGAGGTCCCTAGACGACATAAATCGAAACTATAATTCGGGTCGATCCGAGGGTGCTTTTTATTATAAAATGGACCAAAATTATACTGCGTCGCCGCGTCACCGCCTGGATAGAAACTATCACTACAAAATAGTTTTCCTTTGAATTTATATATACTTCTACCAAAATCAATCAATTTGAATATTTTACCGTATGTTGGGACTTTATAATATTTACCGTGAACCTTATAATATATAAATTCCTGTTTTGTATTGGTATACATAATATTATTGGTGTGAAGATCGTTATGTGTAAAGTGGAACATCTTTTGATATGTTAATAATGATAATATAACTTGCATTAAAGCCGAGCAACCATTATTTTCATCTATTAAATCTTCTTCAAATAAACTATCAAGGGTTCCCTCGCATTTTTCTAGACATATCATTTGAATGGGAAAATTATTTATATACGCGTACATCTCTTCTTCCTCTTCTTCCTCTTCTTCTTCTTCTTCATCATCATCATCATCCTCTTCATCATCCTCTTCATCATCCTCATCATCATCCTCTTCATCATCCTCTTCATCCTCTTCATCATCCTCATCATCATCCTCTTCATCATCCTCTTCATCATCCTCATCATCATCCTCTTCATCATCATCATCATCATCCTCATCCTCATCCTCTTCGGAATTTGGTTTTATATACACCTCTTCCAATGATATATCGGTTTCAACAATAGTATTGGATGAATCAATAACAATATTGGTAGAGTATTCGTCGAGAACAATATCATCGGATAACGCTTCCAATATTTCTAACTTAGCACGTTTATTTCTTGTATCAGACGAATTTAAATTCCTAACATTACAGTCAGATATACTGTAAAGCACGTCTAAATTATTAATAAAATATTTAGAATTGTTTAAATACTCATAATCATCTGCAATATTAAATTTAAACTTATCTTGCACAGCCAAAAACGAACCATGGTAATCTATTGAATGAATGAAATTATGTTTATGCAGGGTATGACTACATAAAAATGAGAAAAATCCATCTATATAAGACGCATTATCAATATTTGCATAATTAGATGATACATCATTTAGTTTAGGTAGTTTAATTATATCAGCAGTGTTTTTTGTTAGTTTACCTATTAAATATCTTACAGGGTCGGTTAATGGAGAGTATTTGATGAAAGTTTTACGCGGGATAATATCACCCGATGGACCGATAACAGTATCAAAATCTTTGAAATGATTGACGTGGTTCAATTGGAATGAATCATAATTTCCTTCATTCATATTAAAAAAAAATGAATGGATGGGTTGATAATTCTGTATACTTGTAACATCAAATGGATTATACTTATTGATAATATCTTCATTACTACCATTAAACGTTTTTTTAAGTATGACTGTATCAATCGAAGGAACTTTTCTGTATGTTATAAAAGTATCTTTACCGAATGCGGACATATAAGTTTAAATAATATTATATTATTGATAAATAAACGTTTATTTCGTTTATAAGAATAAATATATTTATTGTTCTAAAATATATCATTCATGACTTTAGAATTGAGAAAATTTAATATGCGAGACATCACATTCAAATCTAATGAAAATAAAGGTCCCGTCGTGGTATTAATAGGGAGACGTGATACAGGGAAATCATTTCTGGTTAGAGACCTGTTATTTTATCATCAGGATATACCAATCGGCACAGTAATATCAGGAACAGAAGCTGGTAACGGGTTTTATAAAGACCACGTGCCACGATTGTTCATTCATGATGAATACAATACAGCATTAATCGAAAATATATTAAGACGTCAAAAGACCGTTTTAAAGAATGTAAAAAGAGATATGGAAACATATAATAAAACAACAATAGATCCCAGAGCTTTCGTAATTATGGATGATTGTTTATATGATCAAACTTGGACACGCGATAAAATGATGCGTTTATTATTTATGAATGGTCGTCACTGGAAGGTCATGTTAATCATCACGATGCAATACCCGTTAGGTATCCCACCAAACCTAAGAACAAATATAGATTATGTTTTTATTCTTAGAGAACCTTACTTAACAAATCGTAAGCGTATTTGGGAAAATTATGCAAGTATGTTTCCTACATTGGAGTCATTTTGTTCTGTTATGGATAATTGCACTGAAAATTTCGAATGTTTAGTTATTAATAATAATGCCAAATCGAACAAGTTAACCGATCAGATATTCTGGTATAAGGCAGAAAATCATCCCAAATTTAGGTTAGGGTCGAAAGAATTTTGGGAACTGTCTGAAGGTATGAATTCAGACGACGAAGACGAGGCATATGACCCCAATAAAGATAAGAAGAAAAAGGGTGGTAATATAATAGTCAAAAAGAATAACTGGTAATATGGTGTAATGTAGTCAATTATGATTATAAAATCTTTGCTTCTGATGCATCAGAAGCAAGTTTCCAAAATTGTTTATGCTTAGATAAACATAAACAATTTAATGATACTTAAATACAACTAACACCAGAGGTGGTCACAATAATCTTTGCTTTCTCTGTACAGCAAGCAATAAAAATCTTGCTCATTCTGGTGCATGAGCAAGATAGAAATAGGAGTAAGTTTTTCAACAATAATGCTTTTGATTATATAAACATAAACAAGTTAATGCTACTTAAAGACAACTATATATGTTATATTATAATGGACGCATCGCTGAATATTGTTGAACTCATAGAGAATAACCCGATAACTAAGTTATCAAACTCGTATAATGGTAAATTACTTACAAAAATTCAAGAGTGTTTCACAGATTTTGAGCAACAGTTGTTTGTATCAAGTTTTTATTGTTATTTGAACTGTGACCAAAAGAAAGATTTTGTGATTGACTTGGATGATATTTGGAAGTGGTTAGATTTTACAGCAAAAAGCAGTGCTAAAAGAATATTAGAACAAAATTTTACAATTGGTAAGGATTATACAAACTTGCTTAACTTGAAAGTGAAGCAAAATTCAAACAGTATCTCGTTAGAAGGTTCTAAAGTAAGAAAAATACACGGAGGTCACAATAAAGAAACACTTATGATGACGGTCAAAACCTTCAAATCACTTTGCTTGAAAGCAGGGACGAAAAAGGCCGACGAAATCCACGAATATTATATGAAAATGGAGGAAATGATACATAAAGTCGTCCAAGAAGAAAGTGACGAATTGAGACTACAATTGGAGCAAAAAGATAAACAGATGGAATCCGCAAAACAAGAACTACAACAAGAACTACAAAAATCAAGAAAAGCGATTGAACAAGCAACCATCAATCAATTCCCATTGAATACCGAATGCGTTTATTTCGGAACAATCGATAACCGAAACGGAGAAGAGAAACTGATAAAATTCGGGCAGACAAATGATTTACAATCCAGAATTTATAATCACCGCTCAAAATTTGATAATTTTGTCCTTGTGAACGCATTCAAAGTACAGAACAAGGTTGAAATAGAGAATTTGGTAAAGAGTCATCCAAAAATCAAGAAACAAATTAGGCAAATTAGTGTGGGTGATAAGGTATATAAGGAGATTATTGCATATGACGATACAAAATTCACTGTTGATAAATTGTCATTATATATAAAGGATATCATTTCAAGTAAACAATACAGTATTGACAACTTCAATTTACTAGTGAAACAAAACGAAGAGATAGGCGAGGCATTGAAGGATGAACGAGAGAAGAATGACGCATTGGTTACATCGTGTAAATCAAAAGATACTGAAATTACCGAATTGAAGAACAATTTAGAGCATCTGAAGAAGAGGGTTGAGTTCCTAGAATCTGAAAACCATACAACTCAACCAATAGTTGAAGAAGATGAACAGACCAAGCGAATCAACCAGTTTGTGGAAGAATGCTGCTTTGTAAATAATGAGGTGGAGGAATCTTCCGTGAATTTGGAAGGTCAGTTCCGAATTTGGAATGGCGTGAAACCGACCAAGGCAATGTTCCATCGGTTGAAAGAATATATGGATACACGTTTCAGACCTAAACGGTTACAAAAACAAGATTTAAATCAAATAGTTCACGGATATATTGGTATTCGGTTGAAACCAATTGAATATAAACCACATTTGGAAAATAACGATACTGAAACATTCTTATTTCAAGTATGTCGGTTTTCTCCCTGTGGTAAAATACTCAATTCGAAATTATTGACGGAGTATCAACGATGGAAGAAGAAGTTAAATAAACCGATTGGCAATGACGACATGAAAGAGCTCAAGCAGTATTTGAACACTTCTCAATATGTGGTGAAAGGCACTATTTGGGATGTTTCAACAAGCAATGAAGGATATTACGGTTTGTCGTTGAAACAAGACGATGAATACCAACACAAGAAAACGTCAAGCACTGGTAAAAAGGTAAATAAAATATGTACGAAGTCGAATCAAGTAATAAACACATGGGAAACGATTTTGAAAGCAGCAACTGACGAGAAGATGAGTGCAGCAACAATGAGTAGAAACGTCAAGAACCGGACAATGTTTGAAGGATATTATTATTCAATCAACATTTAGATCAATCTGTATATTATAAGTGCCTGTTTACACCATTTCAAATGCCGTATTTATCTGTATTGAAATGAAACTTTATATCTATCTATCTCATTTAATTTTGTTCTTTTTCCCAGAAATTTAAAATATTTATTTGCTAAAGCATATTGTCTCGGTTTTTTACTTTGTAATACTTTCAAACGAACTTTCATAATCATTCCTACTTGCCATATACGTTTATGTGTATATTGTTTATTTTTGTATAATTTTTCTAATTTATCAATAGTATTTTCAACATCTTCTGTTGTTGTATACTTTATATGTATTGTATCTTTTGGATTTTTATCAATATATACATCAAACGATTTTTTCGGATTTGTTGGATTGAATAAAAATTGTTTTTTTGTTTTATTTTTAGGATTTTTATTTATTTTTTTTGTATAATGTTTCATAAAATAGAATAATATTTTTATTTATCTATAAACTGGTAGCTTTTTCTTTGTAACCGT